TGAGGTTATATCATAAGACACCCATTCCTTATACCCGTTAACCATCTCATATACCTTGTTGATGGTCTTGCATACGACAGCGAATCCGATATCCACGTTAGGGAACTTCTCGTTAAGCTCATCTATCGTAAGCTCCTTGGTTATGCTCTCATCCCACTTACGCATCTCCTTTACCTCCATAAGGATCGGTTTACCGGTTACGCCTACGCTCATCACCCATTCTCCCTCACGGTTGGCATCCGCCAGATCCGGGAAGATAGTAACGCCAAACAACTCCGTGAGCACGAACTCATCGCCGTTCCGGGTAAACGACACCGCCGCTCCGGGGGTCAAGACTACCTCGTTCACCGCCAGCATACTCACCAGCTTCTTGGCTCCCCCTGATACAGTACCATTCAACACGACAGTCACGTTACCCGTAGCGCTATTAACGAACTTGATATCATTCTTCTCGCTATTTATAGCCTGTAACCTAGACCCAGATACGATATTTACGATCTCATAATTCTTGTCGTAAGTGCTCTGTAGCGTCACATTACCGTATTTAGTATCGATAAGAGTAATCCACTTAGCCTTACCACCTACTATCTCAACAAGCTTATAAAACACATTATTCCCGTCAGCGTCAATCCACCTAGCTATAGCTCCCGGAGCGAAATTAGTTACCTCCCGATCTTGGGTATAACTTATAGTGCTTTCCGTAGGCTTATTAGCCAAAGTAATATAAAGACATTGCTCTACGTCAGCCTCCATCTTAACTATCCCAGCACCATCGTAATAATAATCAGGTACGTTTTTATCTCGTATCAACAAGATGGTACCTTCCTTAAGCTTATCGGCGTTAGTAGGATCGTCTACGAAAGATTTCATTTGGATATAGGAATCGAAGATAATCGACGTACTCTTATCCTCTATCTTCTGATTAATATCATCAACAATATCGTTAATCTCGCCTTTCGTATAATAAGGAGATAAGTCAACCTTAGGGCCTTCCTGCTCTAGAGCTTGATTCCCATCCCACCAATAATCGGGGACATCCAACTCGCGAATCCAAAAACTATCGCCAACACGGAGCTTAGCCGTGTTCTCCGGAACCGCCAGCCACTCATTCATGGCATCGACCGTATCAAAGATATACGCCGTGTTCTTGCCCTCAGCTATACGTCTTACGACAGCCAACTCGCTCTCGACATCGCTAAGTCTTTCCTTTATATTATTGATCTCCCGCTCCAGCTTATCATAATTATCCTCCTGATCTATAGCATCGCCTATAGACATATAGACCTCATTGGTGAGCTTATTATAAGTAATACGGGCTACTTTCTGATAAGAAGTCTTATATGTACTCGCCCCCTTACTGGTATTGCAGATAAAATCATATGTATTTTGATATACGACAGATCCACCGGTATTGATGAAATTATATCCATCTTGGCTCATCGTACCTCCCTTGTATCCAACAAGTTCAAAAGAACATTTACCCGTACCTTTAGATCCAAACCATGTAGCGTAGGCCATGAAATACGTCTCTTCAGGTAGGATATCATAATATTTAGCCCTTAAATCCTTCACCGACATCCAAACACATTCCTTACCAGAACCGGTATTATCACCACCCCATTTAAGAACTTCTCTAACAGAGCTATCTCCATTTCCGGGGCCAGACCAACCTACAGCAAGATTATCTATGGTGGGAACATTAGAATTAAGGGCTTCCGTCATCGTGTCCAAGTCCCTTCCGGAACTTGATTCCCATAAATATCTGAACGTCACAAAATCAACATCCCCGATCTTAATGCCTCCAGTATTACTAGGATATGTCTTTGTGACTAACTCATAATACCATTTACCATCACGGAAAGTAGCCCTTATCCTCTCTACTTGCTTGGGGGATATAGAGACATATGATCCGCCAACGGAAACGTTATCGCCATCAACCGCACGGGAAGTCCCATCCTTTGGGTCCTCAGGATCTACGGGGGTGTAGATCGTAGCCTGTTTATCTCCGGTATTGATAATAACTATATAATAGCTATCCCCGTCAAGACCCTCATCATGAGCCATGGTGACAAAACCTTGCTCGCTATCCGGTCTCCATTCAACGACAACCATATGCTTATCCATAGGTATACCGGAAACGCTGTTAACGTAATTGGTTGACGACATGAAAACAGCATGGTCATCATAAGCCTCATCCACACGTTGATGCTTAGTAGCCAATCCGTCAAGACGTGATATCTCAATGGGGTCAGTTACCTCGACCCCATTATAATCATACCACTTATATCCGATCATCGTATTCTCACGACGATATTTCCTTTTCCTTATGACCTCACCGCCGGCTAGGGCGTCAATCATATAATAATCATTACATACCTTAACCATAGCCTTGATATTAACAGGTTTGACATAAACAAGCCACGATAGTAGCGCCATCGGGGATGGAGGTCAGCGTAGTCCCTACCGGGTAGGTCGGGGAGGATGACTCCATCACCATCAACGACGTCCGCTCTACGACCATATCGTTATCCACCAACCTGCTTCCCTCTACATAGAACCGGCCATCGGCCACCTCATAGCATTCCCGCACCGGGACCATATGCCTTTGGCTCTTATCCGCGTAATCACAGATCGTGACCTTAGCCCCCTCTGGAATAGAGTCAAGCTCATCTCCAGCATGATAATCAGGATGATCAGAGTACACGACATACAATATGGACTTAATATCCTGTAACGCCGGATTGATCGTCCTGAATCCCTTTAAATGAATTTTATGACCACCAACCTCATAGCAGTCATCTACCTCCATGATATTAAGGTCACAGCTGATAACCGTCCAGCCGTTAATAACCGTCTGCGTAGGGGTAGTATTGATAGGATGATCGGGGTCGGTAGACTCAACGATCTTATAGTCGAAAGTCTTTACATCCAGATTTCCGTTCAACGACTCCTGTCTCCTGATCTTCACCGTACCCTTTCCGGTATCATAACAAGTCTCCGTGGTATCGATAAGTCGATCCATATAATCCGGCTCCTCGCACTCGATACGGGCGAAATTGGATGGCAAAGAGGTATATTGAGTACCAACATGGATATCATTGTCTGTAGAACTCAATACATGATGATTATACGACCTAACATGATTTAAAGGGTTGATAACGTAAGTGGATTTAATCCTTACCGATCCTCCCGGTGTCGAGTAACATTCTACCGCATTTCTGGTAATACGATCATCCAACCTTTCTAGAGCACACCTTTCACGGATAAAATCCGCAGGGATATTATTTATCCTATTTCCTAGCCCATACCTATTATCAGACGAGTCCACAATCTCCCAGAACTGGTTTCTTTTCCCAAGATCACCGTCATAAGACACCACATGTCTCATACGCACGCTTCCGGCTGATGTCTTGTAACACTCCTCGATATCAATAGGCATCCTATCTTCCATATCCGTGAAATCACAAGACACCAAAGAGAATCCGTCCGGGAGGGTAGCCAGTTCGGCCCCAGGAACGAAGCCGGCGTCATCCGATTCAAGCACCTCGAAGCGGACGTATCTTGCCTTTATCTTGGAGTCATAAGAAACCAGCCTACGAAGCTTGACATTGCCATTGCCTCCGTTATAACACTCGACATAAGACCTGATGTCACGCTCCTCCATATCGTCGAAATCACAGACAGTCCTTACCCACGTATCTGGCAAGGAACTGAAGCTGGCGCCCTCAGGTTGTGACGGGTCGGTAGTCTCCAGGACTTTATAGTTCTTATCCCTAACTCCTATATTCCCGTCCCATGACGTGAGAACCTCCAGCTTCACCTTACCGGCCGGTGTCTTATAACATTCTACAGTTACCTCAATATCCCGGTCCTCCATATCCGTGAAGTCACAAACGACCTCAACCCAGTCATCGCTTATGCTGGTGATAAACTTACCTACCGGATTCTCAGGATCGGTACTTTGCTTGACGCGATACCATTCCTTTCTGGTACCCATCTCGTAATCAAATATCTTATATCCCTCTATCTGCACCCTTCCGGTTCCGGTATCAAAGCATTTAAGCACCGGTATTATCTCCCTTTGGGTCATGTCCGGGAAATCACATACTATACGACTCCATGTATCGGGTATCTTATCATACTCCGTACCGATAGGATTGCTATCGTCAGTCGTATTCACCACCTCATAATGGGATACCTCCGGGTTCAGGCGGGGGTCTACTGACTCAACGCCCTCGATCTGGACCTTGCCCCCTTCCGTGGCGTAACATTTACTTACGAATATCAACTCCCGATCGGTCATCTCCGCTATGCTACAATCTATAGCTACCCACTCGGCAGGAATCTTATCCAATTCCGTACCAATAGGCGTATCAACATCTGAAGAGTTGATGATAAATATCTTCTCGGCCAATATCTCACCCTTATTATTCATATAGGTATGGATACGAGCCTCTACCTGACCTCCCGGAGTACGATAACATTGGTTGACGATCGACACACGGGCGTCCTTGATGTTAATGAACTGATAGTCCTTTTTAGGGACCTCGCTTACAAGTCTCTTTACTCCTTTATCATCGAAGTACACGTAACACCCGTCATTCCTCATCATGACCGGATACGTCTTTCCGTCTATAACAACACCTGAGAAGTCATCTGGCGGAACGGAGAAACCCATGCTACCAAATATGGAAGCCAGTCTCTTTAAATACTCATTTATCGCAGACATAATATCATATTTTAATTCTACTGCCTCAAAGATAACAAAAAAGGGAAGAGAATTGAATCTCTCCCCTTTAGGAAATATATGAACGCAAAAAAGGTTCTTTATTTCGGCTCAGTTACGATGGCCGGACCAAGACCAGCGGCAGCACCGATCATATTGATCATCTCCTGAACACCCTCATGAGCGCCATAGCGTACACGTAAGATCAGATTAACCGGATCATCGGCGATAACTTTTCCGAATCCCTGAGCGTATCTATGAGGATTAATCGTGATCTGGAAGTCCACGTATTGGGCTGTTTGTTCAACACGGCTGTATTCATTCATGAACGTCCGTCCCATGAAATCCTGATGTTTCGGGAAACCGTTGAAATGAGCATAGCCCTTCAACTCGTCATCCATCATATTACCGCCGACATGAGTACGTGGCGCTTTGCTGGACAATCTCTCGAAATGAAGCTGATCCCACCAGATAGGAGATCCCTCATCCAAAGAATCGGGATAACCGCCGCTAGCGCCTACGATCTCCACGCTATCCTCGATATAAGTCATTTTATCCATCAAGCACTCTGATGGAGATAACAACATTTCCTTGCCACGGAAACGGATACCGCACTTGCAGTTAGTGCCAAGTTCCTGAGCCGACTCCAATTTCTTCCACATACGGTTGCGGTAGGACGCCGGAGCCTTGCTGGTGAAGAATCCCTCGAACACCTTGTCACACTCATCACACAACATATTGGTATATACCTCTGTCTGGAAGCTATGCTGGCAAGCAGCAGGAGTGCCGTAATCAGTGATCTCCAGTTCCGGGAACGCCTGCTTGATTTCCTCCAAAGCACTTTCACCACACTCGTTGTCCGGGATCGTGATATAATACTTCTCCTTAGATACCTTGCAAGATCCGCAGGCTGACCAAGAAGCGGTACGAACCGTAGGATTCTCGCACATATCGGATGTCTTAGCCACGTAGTAGATGATAGCCGTAGGATTGGCCTCCACGAAAGTAGAAATCTCCTCATCCGTCAATTTCTTTGAAGTAGCGGCGATATACAAACCCGATCCCTTGATCTGGCTCATCTTATTAACCGTATCAGCTACCACGTTAGGTAAAGATTCTACCGTAGTAGACATATCAACACCATCATCCTCCAAAGAAATAGAATAAAGATAACCACCCTTAACTTCCGTATAATTAGGAGGACAATCTGTACATTCTTTCATGATAGAGATAAGACGTTGGGTATAGTCAGCAGGTTTAGCCCCTTTCTTCATAACCTTATAACGTGACATGCTACCCTCAATAGTCTCTCGTACGATCTTCAACCCCGGATATTGGGCGCGAACCTCAGCCAAGGCCAGATCATCACCAGTATCACATACCTCCATACAATAGAAGTTGACATCTTCCGTATCAGGTTCGGTAGCCTCGTTGGTGCATCTTGTAACCGGAGTGATATCAATATAATCGGATAACTTACCACCACCAGCAATAGGTTGATTCTTCATCCGCTCAATACACTTCAATACGGCGGGCAACAAATCAACCTCCTCGCAAGGATCACACTCCTCGCATTGATTTGGCGTATTATCACAATCATCCAAAAGAATGGCGTCATTGATCTCTACACGACCCTCCTCATAGCCAAGAAGCTCAAAGGCACGACCGGCGAGGACCAAGCGAATAACGATACGGTCTCCTTTGGAAACTGAGAATGCCGTATCGTCAGAGACACCATTGTATCCTAAGATAACGTCATCGATATAAGCGTGATCCTTCTTCGGCCAAGAAGCGTAAATCTCGGTGATCTCATTCAACGAGAACAGAGGCGTGGAAAAATCCTTGTCATAGATAGAGCGGGAAGCCGCTTGCTCATTACGACCGATACGGATCTCATAACGCTTGTCGTTACGAGGCTTACCGGTAAAATCAGTCACGGCCTTACAACCGTTCCCGGAAGTATCTTTAGTATCATAAATACCGATCTGTCCTTCCTTCAAGAAGATGGAATCAACATCCACCATCTTAGCGTGTGGGGATACGAAAAGTACCCGGTCTTGCGGTCTGTGCAACATATAATTAATATTTTAGTTTAAAAATCATTCACTAACGCAAACATAATAATAAACGAGTTCACGACAATAAAACACGATCACGAGTGTATAGGCATATAAATAAATTACATTTTTTGTAAAAACATTATTTAAGCCACTTTTTCTTATACATCTTCCTCATCATATCAATAAGTTCATCGAAGCTTTTTATATAACCCATATCTATAGCCCATATAAGATTGCCCTGTGTTTGCTCCAATTCCTTTAGCTCAGCTTCCGTGGCCTTATTCCTGATCATACTTTCATGGATATTAAAAACAATATAATTAAGACCCTTGGCGATCTTAACATAATCTACATCCTTAAATCTAGAAGCCGCCCTAGACAAAGCATTATACCTATCACCAGCCTCTATTCGATTAAGAATAAGCTTATCGGTTAACCACGTAACAACCTCGGCATACAACATAGGGTTCAATTCCATAGCTACAAGAACCCATATATAAGGATTACACATAGTTCTCCTGTTCTCGCCCCTACCAACAGTCTTATAAGCGCCAAACTTTTTCATTACTTTTATAAGAGACTCTTTTTCAACCATTTCCATAAAAACAGGAAATCCTGTTTCTATCATATATCCTTGTTTTTCAAGAATATAGTATATTCGCTCAGCACTTTCCTTGTTAGAAAGGATATTCTCTATCCTCTTATCATTCCATCCTTCCTGAATCCTTTTCCTGGTATAGGCTTCCTGTAAATCAGTCAACGACATGAAAGACGTTTTAGCGTCTTGCTTGATAGTAACACCAAAAAGATCCCTATCCTTGGAGATCATAACAACATTAGTTTTCATATTATATATATTTAATTATTTAATACAATGCAAATATATAAATAAAATTTTTACAGTAAAAATATATGGATAAAAAATATTCCAATATAAAATCATTATATTAAATATTTTATAAAAACGCAAAGATCATACTTGCTATTTCTGGAATCGGAGAAATCTACGATTCCAGAAAATATGCATAGGATGATAAAAAATAAGCCTACCCATTTCTGGGCAGGCTTATCAATCAAAACTAACGTTGTTTATTTAAAGGAAGCCACATTATCCTTATCCATTCTATATCTATACAATTCATTCTCATTAAGGTTGAATTGTTTAGCTACCATATCCAGAATCTCCTCAACCAAAGGATCGGGCAGCTCAGGGTCGATGTCCGTGGACCGCTCACCGGCGGCGTTGATATACCCGGCCAGATCCACCCGTACCGGATTCCGGTAGTAGGTCATCCTGACCTCGTCTGTACGGAAGCCGTCCTCATACACCACGACCTTCCCGTCACCTATGGTGTAGAACGTTTCCCGATAGTCAAAAGAAGGCCTATTGTTATCATCTCCAAGAAGCTCATGAACATTCTCGTTCTTAGCCTCCCACATGACAAAATCTCCAACCTCACATCCTTTATAAGAAAACGCTCCTTTTATATTTGAGAACCATAAATAATCATCAGGAAGACCGAATGATGTCGATTCGGGATCATCAATATGACTAACCTCCTTAAGCGATTTCCAGTATACCAGAAGAGTTTGTATAGATCGGATGGTCTCATCATCCTTCCTATTAAGATAGTATCTTATCAACCTGTCCTGAGCCTCGTTGAACAAAAGCACGAACCTCCCGGGATCAAGCTTAATCCCGCCATTGGCGAGATTCTGCTCGTTCTTCTGCAAGGACCTTAGATACGCTTCTTGGATCGTCATCGTTATTCCTCCGTATTAGCCTTATCACCTTCATCTACGTCTTCCTTCTTCTTGACATCCTTAACCTTCTTGGTCTTATCGTCTATATTAGAAATAGACATAAGTTCCTCGTACTCATCCAAGACATTAGCCTTTACACTGATAAGATCTTTCTTGGTAGCCAAGAACTCGGCGGACGTACGGGTGTCAGGACCTATGATCTGACCATTATATTGCAAGCCAGATGGAGTCATATTGATACGACCGTTACGTTGAAGGACGTTTATGATACGATAGAACTCAAGAACTTCCTTGAAATCACCCTCCAATGACCGATCCCAGATATCAAGCAGATAATCGATGTTGGTCTTCTTCTCGTTCATCCAGTTTGATAGTGATCCGGTGTAATAATCATCCTCCGTAAAATCAGGACGGGTCACGATGCCGATGTACAGAAGAAGGTCGATGGCAGCCTGACGTTCCTTGCCACCTTTCTTAAGGGCGTCGATGAACTTATAGCTGATATTCATCTTATTGATCTCACGCTGCTGAACGAAATCCTTGGCGTTGTCTTTCTCAATGAAACAGAACATGGAGTTCATGAAAATAGGATCACCATCCATTTCCTGAGGAGTCAACATGCCAGAAAATACAGCCAGATATAAATAAAATAACTCAACAGTATTAGCCGTGTTATAAACCTTACCCATATAGATCTTGTCTTTAGCATCATCCCAAAACTCGAAATTGGTCTGGGAAAGATCCTTCTGGGAAATATTCTCAAAAGGCTTCATTATATTATTGACACGCTGATCAACCAACTCATCAACCTCATCCTTATCCATGCCATTATAACATCTTGATCTTGGATAAAAACCGGTATTGTAAACTTCTGAGAAATCATCCCACGGGCAACATACGTGAGTAGCATTCTCCGGGAACGGAGCCTTGGCTATATTGGCGTCTTGGAAGGCCTGCGGAGCGCTTCCGTCGTGTTTACCTACCACCTCATACAAGGTATCTGACATGATATTGAAGCCATTTACCTCGACCAATACCTTCTTTGATTTTAAAATCTCTTTCATTTCCTTATTTTTGCGTTACTTTCCTAAAAAAAGAGGAGAGGAATATCCTCCCCTCTAAAAACCAAATTACATATGAAAAAAAACTTAACCGAAGTAGTTCGGTTGAAGCTCGATAATCAAGAACTTGCTGTTATCCATAACCCAAGCCGCTGAAGCTGAGTGACACCAGAATTGCTCTTTCATGCCCGGCAAGGATGATACGATCTCATTACCGTTAGCTTTGTGTGCCCAACGACCATACTCATAACCCCACCACATGCTTACGCCTTCTGGCTTGATATAGAATACGTTGTTATTCATATTACCCAACTTAGCGTTAGCCGTATTAGGAATAGCGGAATACGCGTTAGTCGATCCAGCGTCAGTGATATTCTCGATAATACAAGAATAAGAGGATCTAGGATACATGCCATTCACTAACTCGCTACGATCTGTCATGTCAGCGTAATCTAAAGAAGGATCGTGTTCGAACTCTACATTTCCGATGCCGGGAAGAAAAGCGCCCTTAACCTGAACTGGACCTAAGATCATAGCATCATTAGTACCGGATATAGGATTAGAAGGCAACATACGGTCACTACCCATACCCCAGCTCAAATTACTCAACGTAGTAAAGAAAGCCTCTCTAATCAACTTCTCTAAGTTGACCATAGCCATAGCTCCTACCTTGAACTTAATCTTACGCTCCGTAATAGGAAGATCTTGACGACCACGGAAAATATAAGCTGCAGCAGCCATAAGAGTATCCTTAGTAATACCCATCGGACGACTATAATAGATAGTATAACCACGGCGAAGCTGACGGTAGATACCCTCATTTAAATGGATAGGGCCATTTTGATCCATGATAATACCACCTTCTTGCCACATCAACTGTCTAGCTTCCAGCTTAACCAACTCAGCCATACAGAATACCTCCAGCGTGGACGCTACCTTAGCCGTACGTAAATCAAGTCTACCATTAACAGTCTTGCCGATAATAGCCAAATCAGGAATATTACCCTCATACTCGCTTCTCATGGCATTCATACGACGAAGGGCGGTCTCCACGAACTCTGAAGTGCTATTCTGGGCGGCCTGCATGGACTTCATACCAGCATACATAGTGGTCTCACCCTCAACGCCACGGTGGTTTCCTAAACGGAATTCACAAGTCATAGAACCGGCCTTGTCAGCTCCAGATACCTTAGAGAACTGGGTACTGTACTCACCAAGAGCATGACCGATCTTCCAGTAACGGATACCCGGACGCAATTTCTCTTTAGGGAAGTATTTAGCCTTTCCGCCGATAACACGACCCCAATAACGTGTCAAATCACCTTCTGTCTTAGACGGTATCTCACCTGAGATAAGGATATTACAGCCGTTAGCGGCGTCATAGGTGATGACATCATAAGCCGTAAACTCAGGTGTATTCAAAACGATATCAAACAAACTTCCATCAATACCCGGTTTCAGATGATGAGTCGAAGTATCCTCCGCCGTAACTACAGCGAATGTCTTTGTAACGGGAAGATCATAACGGAAAGAAGCTCCAATACCGTTAACGGAGATCGTAGCGCCGTTATTAATCATACCCATATACATCGGAACGGGGTAATTAGCGATATTAGAGAACAGATTTAACAGACCCAAATGATTCTTGTCCGGATCCTCATAATACCAGCTCGCCAATGAGCCTAAGTTATGCTCTACGAGCGAAGTCTTATAATTCTTGGCATCGGTGAAGGCAATAACGTTATCGCCATTCACGGTAGCCGGAAAACTTTTTGTTAAAAAAGGATTCATAATTATCTATCTTTTAATGTTATACACTCTTTGATCCACTCAGATCAAGGAAGTTAGCCTCTATAGTATCATTATCGATATTATTCTTATTTTGCTTTCCTCCCTTATTGCCAGAAAGAAGAGTGATGGTCTTCTTATTGACCTCCATCTTAGCCTTGTTAGTCTTCTGTTTAAGGAACTCGTCCTTATTCATCAAGAACAAAGCCAGATCAGCGGCCATGTCCGGATTCTTGATAGCCTCCGAATAAGCTTTATCTATAGCCGTATGACCTTGATTGTCTATCGGCTTGGTAACGAAATCGACAGCCTTACCTATCATCGTGTCAGTCAACTGGAACCCTGAGCTTATAGACGTCTTAAGACCTTTCTTATAGATCTTCATCTGCTCAATCAACTCCTGTTTCCTTTTCTCGGATTTTTTCTTCTCCTCCTCGATAAGGTTATCCATCTCCTTTTTCAGGATATCATGGAACTTATTGGCCTTGGACTCAATGAACTCATCACCCTTGCCAATCATCATCTCCATATTATCCTTTATCTCGTCTTCCGGCATACCCAACATCTTATAATAATGCTGGATGACCGCAAGCTGATCATTCTTGTTGCTCATATCAAGGTTGTCCAACGGCGCCTGAATGTTCTGATATTGGTTTAGAAGCTGACCTACGTTACCTCCAGCCTTATCCACCTCTATCATCTTCTTCATAAAGTCAGACATAGAACCGGTATCAACCTTATCCTTCAACAACTCATCGGCCTTATCCTTGATCAACCCCTCCACTATATCAAGTAAATCATCTTCTTTTGTGATAGTAGAAAGATCGACTGGCTTGTCATCTACCATAATATCAAGGTTATCGATACTGTCGATGATACCTCTAGCGGCCATCTTTTCCAAGAAAGATTTCCCGTTAAACACTGATACCACGTTATTATTATCAGTACCGCCTTCGCCAAAGGAATCCGGGTCTGGGTTGGTAGCGTCGCCGCCCTTATCCCCGCCACCGTCAGCCGCTCCGCCGTCGGCAGGCTCTTCCTTGGTATCACCTATAGGATTACCATCCTTATCATATTTACCCTCGATATTATTCTTATCGCCATCACCGTCACCACGGTAAAAAAGTTCCTCGACACTCATGGTCTTAAAACCCTTAGCGAAATCACCCATGTCATTCATACAATTCCCTTTTTTGCTTTTTACAAAAGTATTATTAATCCAATTACCAATTAAATCAAACCCATTATAATATATGACAGAATTTTACGCCAAAATGATTACAGATTTTGTAAAAATATTTACAAAACTTGTAATCAATTCTTGTTTATTATTGACGTAAACCTATCTGTATCAGAACGTTTGTTTCTAGCGTCTATCTCCTTTTCTTTTAATTCCAACTTCCTTTTCTCTATCTCCTCACGAGATCTTCGCTCAGCCTCGGCGTTAGCCTGTCTGGTTCTCATATCCTCTTCCTTGATATCAAGATCTCTCTCCCTTAAAGCCCTATCAGCCATAGCCTCGACATAATCCATGCCTTCAGAGTTGTTCTCGGTCCTAGCCGCTTGACCGGCGGCCATTATGCTCTTACCCCTTAAGTCGAAGTTGCCCTTGATATAAGCCAGCTCCTTATCCTTCTCATGCTCATCATTACGTGCCTGTTGCTCGGCCTCGGCTTGCTGCTGGACAAGTCGCTGTTGATTCTGGTATTCTTCTTGCCTTACACGATCGGCGTAAGATCTAGCATCCCTTCCGATCTGATTCATCTCAGCCGTTGAGTTGGCGCTCATCATCCTAGTGATATCAAGTAAGTCATTACCTAACGTATTTGTCTGTAATATATATTGTTTCAAATTCTCCAATTCCAGACGTTTCTTGGAATTAGAGACAGCCATAACATTAAGATGACGTAACGACAAGCTATTATCCGTAAGACTGATGTAAGCCAAGGAAAGATCGCTGTTTCTGTACATCACGGTCCAATCGTATCCTTCCTTCTGACATACTTGAGCCACGGCTAGATGAATATCCAATGTCCGTTTCTTGAAGTCATCGAAATCATTAAAGTAAGTCTGGGTCTGTAGCATAGTAGCGTTAACTCCCTGTTTTACGCCCGTAGAACTCTCGTATCTAGTTGACTGACCCATCGCTTGCTCGGATATACCTATCATCCTATAAGCCATCATATAGGCGTAAGACGCCATTTCCATACGGGATCTTATCTGATCCGTATTAGTAAGATCATATACACCGAACTGATTATATATGCTGCTCATCTGCGGATTCTGGTAAGGATTGTTTGTGTCATTACCACCTACACCCATAAATGAGACAGACTTAACGATCTGCATAAAAGTAGCTAAAGCACCCTTCTTGTCCATCATATCCTTATATTCCGTAGGCAAGAATCCCAGGTCGCCTAAGAAGAACTTACCGATCTCCTTCTCGGCGTTGTTGTATAGCTGGTTCATAGCAAGGTTATACATCATCTGGAACGGCTGTATGCGATCAGCGAGACTAGACCCTATAAATCCAGAAACCGGAATGACATAATCATACAGACTGCTGTCACCATGTATCTGATGAGGTATTGGATCCCCACCGATATATATAGGCTTATCCATTAAATTACCTCCGGTGATCTTAACGCCAAACCTAACCTCAGGGACATACTCCAAGATATAGGTGTTCACCTCAGGATCACCAACGGCTTCGGCCATAACCCTCTTCACTTTCTTGATACCGTTCTTCTCCAAGAACTCCGGGAGCAGCTCATCGGTAACAAGCTCCTGATCCACCATCCCAGTCTCCGTCATGTAAGTTATTAAGAATACCGGTTTCATGGATACCCAATATCCCTCCATAACCCTAAAAAGGCGGGAATCTATCTCATATCTCTTGCCATTGGACATGTCAGAGTTAAAATAGCCAAATGGATGGAAGCGGGGCAAGAAGCGGGGCTGGGTGTGTTCCTCCCCGTCCGGCCCGAAGGTGTGGTACTCGCCCATCGGAACGCCGTAGTAATCCTCAGCGGCGACTATAGATTCATAGTCATGGTATCCCTTCCATGGGACAACCTCATTCTCGTACATACCGGTAATAGACGGTTTCTTTTTCTTCCAGTCATACCTAGCACCGTCATTAGATACCCATCCCTCATAATCATCGTCACCTCCCATAATCCGACGCTTGTCCTTGGCTGTCATCTTATGGCCGTATCTTGATATCAGCTCAACACCCTCGTAATAATGAATACGGCCCACATAAGATCCGTATTGCGGGTATTTCACGTCAGGATGGAATACCTCCATCGGACTCCATACCTCCGGACGGTAGTAATCAAAACCAACGAAATGATTCCGGAACATCTTTCCGCTAAGAAGACGATCCCGGAAATTCTCCCTGTCAAGCTCATCCATATAAAACCGGCTACGGTCAGCCTCGATCGTATGATCCCCCCATACCGCCGCCTGCGTCTTCCATCTTGTACTCATGAACCTCTGGATATCATCAGGGGTCATAGACGCTTTGGCCTGTTGGATTTGCTGAACATAAGCCTGACGCTCCTCCTCGGAATTAAACTCATTGTACGTAGGATCAAGACCGGCCTCCACAAGACGCTGATTAACGATAATATCCCACTGTTCTTGTATATGACGATGAAGTAAGTTTGACATCGTATCCTCATACTCACTTATAGCCATATCCCCTACCTCGTTAACCGTATACTTATCCTGTAGGTTTGTCAGCCATCCCTCAAAGGCATTTACGATACCACCTATTATATCATAATGCTTCAAGAAAGAAGGTATCCTTATATCGCTCCTTAGCTTCTGTACGTTCCTTAACTGAGGGATAACATCCGCCATCTCCATAAAAGATAACTTACCATCCGCCATCAGATAATAGTCACGGTACATCTGGTTGCGATCATACTGTTTCAACCCTATCGTCTCAAGAGCGTCCATACAATCCTCCTTCCATTTCCTGTTCTTTTTCTTCGTGGAAATAGCCTGAGGAGGTAATCCTAATAACGCTCCTTTTGCTGGAAACGAATGATCTCTATTAAACACTTCCATGATTATTCAATTTTATTTACAACAAAGATAGGCGTTTAATTGACATTCATTTACCTAAAAGCTCCTATAGATACCGATCCAAAGGCAGAGGCATATACCTCATGGTGTTTATAAGCGTCTTCCTTGCGGGCATTATTCATCTCCTCGATCTTCGATTTAGGCATGTAATTGTTATCGTCAAAATATCTGGCGAGAACCAACGCATGCCCGAACGCTATTATCCTATCGACGTTCAATCCGGGCTTATACTGTATTATCTCATCCAATAGGGCTATATCATCGATCAGCTCAATACCCTTGACAGTTATATCAAGACCAGTCTGATCATCATAACCAATAACGAAATCCTGCCAGCAATAATCCACTACGCACGAGAATAGCAGGTTCTGATTGCCGGGGGTCGGGTATAGCCCCAGCTTGCTGTTCTGCCGGGAGCCTGCCTTCACATACTTATTGGCTATTGCCTCACCAGCAAACAGAAAGAAAGACGCTGGCATACCGCTTTTACGGTTAAGATACTGCTCATACATCTGGTCAGCGTTCTCCATAAGGCATATAGCACCATATCCCTTCTGAAGCACCTCGCACGTACGGCAAAACTGATCTATGGATGATGGACGAGATACATAAGAGGCAACTATTCTATAGGCATAAGGATCTCGAATACCAACACGTCTCTTGAATACATAAAAAGCACCTAATGAGGGCGTATCCGACTTAGCCTGTTTGTAGGGATCGCTACCACTCACATATATAAAATCATCAAACCTATTGGATTGAGGCATCTCGAATATCTGGACAGGAGCATCAATAACACCTCCACTAAACGGAAAACCAGCTAGCTGTTTATTAGATTTCGTAGTACCAAGCTTATTGCCCGATTCAAGGAAAACATCACACAGCATGCCGCTATATTGACCTGACTCAAGAAGATCATTCTTATGCTTGATAGCGTACTCGACCGGGAATAGGTTCTGGGATGAGCTTAAAAAACAGTCGTCGATCGTAAATGGATAGAACATGGTATGAGAGGTATAAGCTACCCTATCTTTCGTAGATAACTTCTTCCGTTCCTCGTTAAGCTTATTGGTACTGGCTTCAAAATCCGTGGCATCAATCTTGATCTTATTAAGCTTCTTATCATCAGGTTTCCCCAAATAATCACCCAGACCTATAGTTCTCTTGACACCGGAGTTAGCCATCTGACCGGGGACAAACATCGCCCATTTCCGTTCTTTCCATGTTTTTCCTTTCATGGCTCTCCGATTTAAAATATCCCAGTCCATGACCATGAGATTGTATGTATCAGGATCAGAGAACATCTCCTGAGCGTCCTTGGATAGTTCCACCTCACCACCGGTACCAGCCAAGATAGGACTGAGACGCCAGCCATAAGGAGTGTCGTAGGACGGCATGGCGGCAGTGTACGGCTTCTTGATAGGTCCCTTACCTACCTCGTCGAAAATAGCCGTGGCTGGGGTCAGACCGGCAGTCTTCTGCGTGGATGTCTTCCTACCCATGTTGATATTGGCTATGGATATTATGGCATGAACATCACGAACCCCGTTGGACATACGCTTGCCTAAGGTGACACCAGAACTCCAATCGGTCTTGGTCCTGTTAATTCTGAAAAAAGGATGCACATGATCAAGCCCATACTCACAATACTCACCTATATTAGATAAATCGCTATCGCTGAAACCTACCACGGAATGACTAAGCCCGATCGTCATGGTAGCGTTCATCTGAAGAAGGGATGACATGATAGTCGTATTATGGGATACGACAAAATTAGTGGTAAGGAACTGATGGGACTTGTTATCGACCTCAATACAAGTAGCTTTATACTTCCCGTAATAATCTATATCGGATATCCTAAGCCTGTTATGGGTCTTAGATATATACATATCATCACCATCCATGACGCAATAATATCCCATAGACCAGAATATTCTTCTTACGAAGGATATAATATACTCACTTTTGTAAACGACCTTAAAACGATCGTCACCAGTACTTATGCCGCAAGCTATCTTCATGAATGAGCTTATAAACAACTCTTTCTGTTTTTTGGATGAATAAATAATATCATCCATCTCCTTATTGCTTAACTCGAAGATCCTGTCGGTAGATCCACAAAGGAAAGAGGCGGTCAGAGACCCAAGGAGCTGGGGCGACATCAGCCACCGCCGCTCGGGGAAATCCACGGCCTCCCCTATGTCTATGGTCATCTTATGGAAGTCAGAGTGGATGATACCCATGGTGCTCATGACTTTATAATCACCATGATATTTAACCTTCCACTGATGTTGACCGCAACATACTATACTGCGCCCGTCCTCAAACGTAACCTTATACATATCAACGAACCCTTGAGGATATACGCCTACTACAGTCGTAAGCTTACCATCATCGCCATATATGATATCCCCGATATCAGCGAACCCTATCTTCTTAGGTCCATAAGGAGTATATATCAGCTCCGAGTCCAGAAGAGCCTTGCCAAAACGACGAGTACCAAACATCCCCAACCCTTTCTTCTCCTGACGGGCACGTTGGTACATCTCGGCGAAAAACCATTCATTATCACGTAACCGGCTGATAGCCGGAACACGCTCTCCATTTGGAAGGTCTTGAAATACGGGAAAGAAATTAACATGCCAATAAAGCCATGGAGGGATGAACGTACCGTTGATAGTTATCCCGTTCTTGACCTTATAAGCCTCCTCCGTGAAGAACTGCTTAACATCATCATCCTGATCCTCCCATCCGAACAGATCGTTCCATACAGGGGGATTCTTCATATTTACATAAAATTCTGGACTCGTGCTTAAACTCATGATCGCATATTTTTTAATACGGACTCTATACCTCCAGACACTTGTCCCTTACGTTCCTTCTTCTGGACATTGCTGACACTCCTGTATACATCCATGATCCCACTCTTCTCCATATACGAGTCATTCCATACGTTGATCTTATCGATCAGCTTGGATATGAAATCGAACGCCCTAGCCATATCCTCAGGCTTCTCCTTATCCCATGGATGCTTGGCGATATACGTCTTGGCGTCATCCACGGCCTTGGATATGACCTCAAGATTATCGTTTACCCGATCGACGTCCCTACTCGTCGGCTTTCGTCTTCCCTGTGGCATTTTCTTTTAATTCCTTAAATTCATTATACTGCTTCATAAGAAGCTCATAAGATTGAACAACCCCGATCTTACTTACTTCCGTCACGCTCATGTCATGGAACATATCCTCAAGCTCCTTGTCAGCATATCTAAGACGTTCCTTGTCATCATAAAACACGAATCCAGACGTTCTGTCTTCTATAATGCTCTTGGCGGTGGACGCATATGTCGTATCTAAATCCAGATCCATACCGAAGCTGGTAGCCAACTGGATTATGAACATCAACCTAGAATTGACTTTTACAGCCTCTATATTCAACATCTGTATCTTATGGGTCATCTCATGAAGAACGACAAAATCCTCCTCTTTTATCAACGAAGATGATTTAAGGGCTATCTTCTTAGTCCTATCTTCAATATCGCTATACAGACGCTTGCTCTCACGCTTTATGGCTATCCAATGCCTTATATGAGTATCCGCCTCTTCTTTAAGATAATCCCTGATCTCTTTTTTGATATCCTTATCCTCTTCCATTATAATCACACGTTATAATCATTATTATTTAATTCAATCTCATCACTGATGCTTTGGTCTATAGACCTCAATAAATCCCTGGTACTAACATCCCGCAAGAAGCGGACATTACCACCATTAGCCCTAGCTATCCTCCTTAAAGCGGAGTAAAGTATATCACCCAACGAATATTCAGGCAACTCACGGCATCCGACTTCCATGACAATAAGGGCATGGATACGATCATCCATCTTACTTCTTACGGGACTTCGCATAGTATTTACTTATAAGCTTCCCCTATAATACGTAGCGGGAAATGTTTGAAATTACGTTCAGGATCATCCTTCGTATAACCCATAAGAGATAGATGTTTCTCAAAATGACCTTCCGTATATTTTGAGGTATCCAATGTCATCCTAAATATAGTTCTATTCTCATTGTCAGGATGTTTGTTATATGAAACGTCTCCCATACATCCACATCCAAGATGATGCTCCTTGACATGGAAACCATCTTTATGGGTGATAAATAACACGATTTCTATCTTATCACCTATTTTCTGATCAAAAATATTTAGATAAAACTCGCTCTCGTCATCCGTAAGTCCTATATCAAAGGAATCGTTAGGGCACTCGATATTAAAATCGTTATGATCGGCCGTTATCACCTCCATAGCATTCCATTTGGCTTTCTCTCCTTCCACGAACTTCAACGGGCATACCTCGGTCTTCATCCAAGCTTTCTCCTTGATAAAACAACCACACAACGAACATGCCTGTCTTCCCATCAATCTTTGCAGCAATACCTTAGCTGGTAACTTAAAGAAAGCTATATTAGAAGAGTTCTTAGGACATTTCTTGCATAAATCAAGACGATTCTTGTACCACTCCGGATAATCCTTCTCATCCTTAGGAATCCTACCCAATAAACTGTCTTCCCAAGCTTGGGCTATCACTTGGGCTTTGCCGATTGTTTGCATATTATTTCTTAAATTGTTTTTGTTGAAAATCCTGTAATTGTTCCCATGTCATTCCATACCGACATTGATACATGGCCTCATGGTTATCACGTATAAGAGGATCTCCGTTCTTCAACCCCTCCATATCCTCTATCGCCTTAATCTTCTTATCCAGACAATCAAGCTCAATAGGCATCCTTTCATCCGGATAACGATTACCTTCCTTGACAAATATCCGACGTATCTTATCACGTCTTACCCGCATCTCGCGAAGATTGCATATAACGTATCCGATAAACGGGATCCTGATAGATATATTATCGGTATATCTGGAGAGATGATGGATATAAGATACGGATGCTTTCATGCACCACTCTACCTGTTGTTTGGTAAACTTCCCATCAGATCTTCTTACCACCTCATCCACGATATCCCTATCGAATGAAATAAGATTCCTACCCATCAATATCCAATTTGTTTCTCTTGAACACAAACCCCATTACACGGGTATCATCACCCTCCCCGTCAAGAATAAAATAGTTACGTAAGCTTCTCATCTCAATAGACAGCTCACGGGTACGGAAGTCCCCATTCTTCTTGTCCACCAGAAAACCCCCACGTTTAAGCTCGTTGTTCAGGACAGCGACGTAAGATTCCTTCTGTCCATGACAATCCATGTACTTAGCCCTGGTATCATCCGAGTATCCGTAGTTGATGTAGAAAGAAAGTAAGTTTATCGTCCTTTCGGTAATCAAGCTCTTACCCTTAGAATCCAGATAGCCGTTGTATATCCTTAAGAATTGCTGGATCATATCCAGTCTAGTATCATAAGGCAACGCAAATACGAAAGCTTTCCTTTGCTCAGCCATATAAAATTAGTTTTCAGCAAAACTACTTAAAAAAAATATCGTTGTCAAGAAATTTCGCCATAATCAACATAATATATGCTGACTAGCATGTATTTACAAGAATCCAAAGGTAAAAAGGATGGTGTGGTAGGTCGAACGAAGCCGTGTATGCCCACGGTAGGCTACAATGGCGAGGGAAGTGAAGTTCACGTACGCTACGCGCGTGGACGGAGGAGGACAGCCCTATCCTGCCTCACGGGATGCGACCACTCCTTTTTTCTTTTTGGCTTCTTATCGCCCATGACATAGCCCAAGGCATCCAAAGGGGAAAAGGTTGGTGGGGGACACGCTGGGACACCCAAGGTAAGGCTACCGACGTCATACCGGACAATGCCGCCAGAGGTTCGCTATTGACATGGACGGCGGTAGAGTTATGTTAGCCTGCCGGAGCGTGAGCGACCGCACATGACCTCGCTTTTTCTTCTTTGGCTTTTGCTCCACCCGATCCCCCTACCGGGGTACCGGCTTCCGGTATAGGATACGGCTTCTACCATGTTTAGCCTGCGGTATCCTGCCTGACGGCACCATACCTTGGCGGTAAAAGCAATGTTTTATTAAATAGAGACTTTAAGTGGAGTACACAGGAACTCGACGTCAGGAGAGGTTCTGTGTACGGATAGAGATATTAGAAAGTAGTATATGTTTATAGAGTTAATTATATTTAATAAATATACCTATTAACGCGCGCGTAACAAGTGTTGTGTCAAAAATGATCTTCCACAAACACAGTGATTTACCCTATCTAATTTATTACGATAATTTCGTATAAACAACAAATGGGTGACCTTCACAGGCTACCCATCCATCTGAATAACTTGTTTCGTATTGATGAAACTTGTATATTCGCAGAAAAAAAAATATTCTATGGGAACAAAGATAGGAATTTTACATATAATGAAATCAAATTTCGATAAGATTCTTACCGAAAGATATACTCCACGTAATATTCAGGCCAAAAAAGATGAGCTAGGATGCGTAAAACTTCCAGCCGGGTCACTTATATGCCCAGTCGATTTCAAACCTGTTACCAATAAGGAAGGCAAAAAAGTGACAGCTATAAAATATTCATTGAAACATGAGGAGTATCATGGATCAGGTATTCAGATCAGTGATGAATGTAAGATGGCAATGATATATCTTATTATCATAAACGTATTCAAACATGTGTTTCTAAGAAATAGAATGCATGGCGGGAATAGAGATCAGATAGAGATCAATACCAAAGATTTTATTGATATCCTATCAGATGGATGCGCTTATTTCTGCTACCGCCATGTGTTAAGGGATTCTCATGAGGATATGAACTACCAGCTTATAAGCTTAAAGGCTTGGGCTGAAGGAGAGATTATGATAGCTTTATCGGATATCATAAAATACAAGCATAAGGCTAGTAAGACCCCAAGGATAAAGGATATGTTTGTAAAGAAAGGAGAATCTGTATATACCTGCCTTGATAAAAATCTTGATTCGAATACCAGAAGAAGGATGGCTAACAAAAGTCGTAAATTAAATAGAGTCAAGATGTTATCAAAAATAATATTCTCAGCTAGAAACAGAAATATAAATAAGATATATAAGGTAACTAAAAAAAGAACTGTCAAATTCAATGTGTCATATCTTATGGATAGATTGAATATAAAGTTATCAAAAGAAGGTATGATGCTAATATCCCAAAGAACGGTATATCGGATGATAAAAGAAGTTCTTAGTATGTGCTGTAAGACTATATCCGATTTATATGATGAGGTAAAGAAAAACAATGGAATAGTCAATACCAAAGACAGGAAAAACGTAACTATCGGACACCTAAGACTATCATACAGAGGAACGATAATGCATATAATTATCGCCGAATATTTTATAAAAGACGTTTTCTTAGGGGTAAAAGGGGTTGAGATGAGTAAGGCTGGATGATTTGAGTATCAGATACAAAATTTAATATTTATATATTATTTACATTTATTTCAATTAGTTAATTATAACTATTCGTATCTTTGTACCATAAACTTAAAAAGATATGGTAAAAGAGGATTTTAGAAATGAAAACGACCTCCTTCGTCATATTATGACGGTGGATAAAAACGTGGAGCAGGGTCGTGCCTTGAAGAAGATTTTCACCACTAGGGAGAATCTGTTCATTACCGGTAGAGCTGGTAGTGGTAAAAGTACGTTCATGAGACGTATCGTAAAGTTCTTGGGTAAGTGCGTTATCGTAGCACCGACTGGAGTAGCGGCGTTGAATGCCAGTGGACAGACCATTCATTCGTTCTTCTCTATAAAGAACGATCCTTATATCCCTTCTATCGAGAGAGGTATGTTGTCGAATAAGGTGGATGTAAGTCCGTTTATGAAGAAGAAGATCAAGAATCTTGATACTATTGTCATTGACGAGATCAGTATGGTAAGACCTGATTTGCTTGATGAGGTGGCTGACATACTTAGACAATGTAGGCGTAGCAAGGAGCCTTTCGGTGGAGTTAGGTTGATTATGTTTGGAGATCTATCACAACTACCACCTGTGGTGACGGCGGATGATTTTATCGACAAATATTATGAGAGCCGGTTCTTTTTCTCATCAAAGGCATTAAGAGCGTCAGGATTCTCGGTCATTACCTTCGAGAACGTATTTCGTCAAAAAGATCCTCAGCTTCTTTCCGTACTTGAGGATATAAGATGTGGGGTTATTACCGATGAGTCAAGACAGATATTGGATAGTAGGGTCAAGTACCCGGATAATATGGATAATACTATAATTATATGCTCAACTAACAAAGAAGCTTATGAGATAAATAAGACTAATCTTGATAAGATCAATAATAAGGTATTTAAGTTCGATGCTACTGTATTCGGGGAGAAGCCTGTAGCGCCCTGTGAGGATGAGCTTATAGTAAAGGTAGGAGCTAAGGTCATAATAACCAGAAACGGCAACGGGTATGTCAATGGCTCGATGGGTATCATAACCAGCATAGATACTGTTGATGAGACGATATATGTTCATCTAGATAACGATACTGAGGTGGAGATAACCAAAGAGAAGTGGGAGAAGATGAAGTATAAGCAGGTAGATGATTCCCTTGAAGGCATTTCTTGCGGCTATATAATACAATATCCATTGAGGTTAGGATACGCCATAACTGTCCATAAGTCCCAGGGAATGACTTTAGATAATATATTTGTAGACATCAGCAGAGCCTTCGAGATAGGGCAGATATATACCGCTCTTTCAAGATGTAGGTCTATAGACGGGCTTTATCTAAAATCAGTGCCTAAGGAAGATATGGTACTGCTAAGCGATAAGATATCTGACTTTATAGAGAAGGTGGATGAGAATGAAGGTGTTTTGAATCCGGAAAAGATATCTGATATCGGGAAGGATATGATTAAGAAACAACAAGATTTATTTAACTTCGAGGAATTTGGATTATAATGGCTAAGAAAGAACTTTTTTCAGACGTAGATGAGTTAGTATCATCTTTAAATAAAGAGCTTGGAGAAGGCTCGATAATGAACTTCGGCGATGATAAGCCTATAATATCCATACCAAGGGAAAGCACCGGATCGCTGGTGGTGGATAAGGCCCTCGGAGGCGGATGGGCGGTAGGCCGGATTCATGAGCTGGTCGGGATGGAATCTTGTGGCAAGACTATGATGTGTACGTTAAGTATGATCGAGTTCCAGAAAAAGCATCCAGATAAGCTGGTAGCTATAATAGACGTGGAGAACGCTTTCGATATTGAGTACGCTAGGAAAATGGGGTTGGATATAAACCGATTTTTGATCTCCCAACCAAGCTACGGTGAGCTGGCTATTGACATCACAGCCAAGTTAGTCGAGTCCGGGAAGGTCGGATTTATTGTCGTAGATTCTGTAGCCAATCTGGTACCGAAGAAGGAGATAGAGGGTGATATGGAAGACAGCAATATGGGATTGCAGGCTCGTTTGATGTCCAAAGCCATGAGGGTTCTTACAGGGATCGTAAACAAAAGCGACTGTGTTCTGGTATTCATCAACCAATATCGGGAGAAGATCGGTGTTATATACGGAGATCCTAAGGTAACGACAGGTGGTAACGCCCTTAAGTTCTATGCCTCTATCCGTATGGAGATGTCGAGAAAGAAGGTTATATTAGGAGAGGACGGATCTTCAGTAGGTCATGAGGTTAGGATAAAGGTGCTGAAGAATAAGACCGCCGTACCGTTCCAGATAGCCGAGACAGCCTTATATTATGGAGTTGGGTTTGACAAGGAACTTGAACTTTTGAAGTTATGCGAGGAAACCGGTATCTTTACCCGTAAAGGATCATGGTACTGGTATGGGGATGTTCGTGTAGGGAACGGAGTCGATAATACGTTAAGTATCATGAGAGATAATTATGAATTGTGTCAAGAATTAAGAACTAAATTAAATATCTGATTATGGCAATAGGAGCTAAATTTATAGACGTAATACCATCAAGTGTCGAGAACGCCGCTGATGTTAAGAAAGAGGATGTAAAGAACTATTTGTTCGTAGGTATCCCTATGAGTGAGTTTATTGGTAAGAAACATGAGTTTGAAGGGTATATTTTCATGTGCCTACAGGGTGTTACCGGAGGGGTGGAGCTTGGCGGTGATATAGCCATAGCCGTATTGAGACCGGTTAGGCCCGCTACTGGACCGGCTTCTTACCATTTGGTGGATATCGAGAAACATAAGTATAATAGAACTGATGTGGTTCTATTATTCAGAGGAGGAGCTTTTAAGGTAGTTAAACGAGACGATTGTAATCTTATCTAAGATGGGAACATATATTTCTATAAAATCGACAGTAAATGCATTCAGGTACGGTATTGATCCTGTACCTGAATGGTTCGATAAGATATCTAACAAGACTGATGAGGTCGATATTATGGTTGACGGTAATAAGGTAAAGGCTTTGGATATAAGGCTAGAAAATGGCATTCTACGGGCTTTTTACGGTTATTATATAGGTATGTACCCGGATAACTCGATACAGGTGTTTAGACCGGAGGATTTTCATTCATTATATACGTTGAAGTTATGAACATATCAATAGGTATAGATCCAGGTATAGATACCGGAGGATTGGCGATGATCCCGGAGAACGGGGAGATTAAGGTCATCATGACTCCAAGGATATCGGCTAAGGGGGATATAGATCTTAGGGCTATATCAAGTTTCTTCCTAGATGCCGCAGATAAAATCCAAGAAGGAGGTGGGGGTACGCTGGCGATCGCCGTCGAGGACGTCCACAGCATCCACAACAGCTCGGCTGCCAGTAACTTCACCTTCGGTGGACGCCGTAGGGAACCCAACGCTCTCTTCGCGATGATGGTGGAGATGATGGAACGATACCACTCGCATCCGGACGTCAGGTTCATGTTCGAGGAGGTACAGCCAAAGACATGGCAGAAGGAGCTTCATACGACATCCGATCGGGTGTATACGGCGGCTAAGCTGGATACGAAAGCTACCTCCATCCGATGCGCCATACGCCTTTTCCCTTTGGTGTCTTTCGTAAAACCATGGTCAGGTAAAGGAGTTCAACCTACCAAGATACAAGATGGGATGTGTGACGCTACGCTTATAGCCGAATATATTAGACGTAAGTTTAAGCTATTTTAATACCATTAAGCGTTTATTGTATTTGAGTTAATATAATTATGATTACATTTGCGATGTAATAAAAAGTAGTTCATTATGCTTATAAGATGCTTGTCGAAATCATTAAATGAGAAGTTGAGTAAATTGGAGCTGGTTGTTAAAAATGTAGGATCTAATTCACTTTATAAGAATATTAAGATAGATATTGTCAATAATCTGGCTTATATCACTTCCGTAAATGCCAAGGTATGTGTTATAGAGCGATTGGAGGTCGAGGCTGACTCTAACTTCTCTTTCTTGGTAGAGGCAAGCTCTTTTATCAGATTTATAAAAAAGCAGAAGAATGGTGAGATTAAGATCGCGCTTTCCGATAAGAAGGACAGTATTACCATATACTACGCCTCTGGTGAGTATAGTTGTCCGGCGTTTGACGTAAATACCTTCCCTATGGTATATAATATTCCTGAAGGAGGTATTAATGTTAAGATGAATGATTATGTATCGATACTTAACAAGGCCAGTAACTATACGGAGATCAACGAGCTTTATCCTTGCATCGAGAATGTGGTTATTGATATTGATGAGATTAATATTAATATAGTAAGTACTGACAGGAATACTATTTACAGGTATTTTGTTTCTAATCAGGATAAGGTAGAGAAGGTATTCATCCCGGTATCAAACGCCTCCTCTATATTACTTGATAAACATATAGATAAGTCATTAGATACGTTGTCTATCAAAGTAGATGATACTAGGACTTACTTCTCTACCCCTGATATGGATATGTATGAGATTCACTTTGACGGTAATTATCCTAACTGGAGGTTCGTGGACGAGCATTTTGTCAAAACAAGTACCTATGTCTTTGATAAGGATCTACTCGTCCAAGCCTTCCAGAATAATATCAAGATAAATGAATTTGATCATTGTAAATTGATATTTACGGAAAAAGGATGCGGTATTATGTCGGAGAACCCTATGTCTGGAAGATCTTGTAAGGAAAGGCTTACGGCTTTATCGCATAACGGTAATGATATTATATGCGATGTGCTATGTGGTAGGTATCTTGGTATAGTTAAAAGCATATCATGTAATAGGGTCGTTATCGAACATGATCATAAATCTCATTTCAACAAGATTTATGGGGAGGATAATAAGAACGAGTATTTCTTGTCATCATCAATTATTGTTTAACGTTTAAATATATATAATATGGGAGTTCGTGAAAATCAATTATCATCTAATACACAATACTTTAATATAAGTGGAGGTGGTGTATTATATCAATCGTCAAGAGATCCTAAGGAAGGTTTCGAGGAACATATAAATGAGAAGACAGGAGCCGTATCCTACTGGAGGGTTTTCTGGAACGGTATAGAAGGATATCTTTCCGATATTTTTGTATTAGAGCAGGAGATGAATGGCGCTAAGACAAATTTCTTATTTATAAAGATAAGCGATGAGGAAGGTAATTATGTTATAAAAGTTCCGTTGATGACCTCAAGAGGCGGGATTAACAGCTATGTCAAGTCTCTTGTAAGGTACTTACCTAATATCGATCTGAAACGGAAAATTGTTATCAATCCTGCGCATACTAAAAAAGGAGAGCAATACGCTCCTGGTAATTTCTTTATCTCATACGCTAGGGAGACTCCAGACGGAAATGATGAGCTTATACAGCAATATTATAAGAATGGTCAGAATGGATGGCCTGACAGAGTTGAGAGTACTGATATAATGGGGAATAAGAAGTTTGATTATACGGCTCAAGATGCTTTCGCCTATCAAGTACTTAATAAATACATTCAAAGCATTAAGACAGATGGTGTGAAACCCGCTCAGTCGGCAAGCCAAAACAACGCTGGTGAGGCTACAACGCAAACGCCCCCACCGTCATATCAGCCGCAAGCCCAGCCGCAGACGCCTCCTCCATCATACCAGCAGACTCCGCCTCAGACAGCCCAAGCACCTTCTTTTGGAGGTCAGCAGCCGCCACAATATACTCCTTTTGGAGATGACAATGATCTTCCTTTTTGATTAAATAATTGAAAATGAATAATTTAATGGAAAGTAATTTTAATATATCTACTAAAGTGAACCGTGTCTCGATGCCTACCCAAAATAAGGTAGATACGGTTATGAAGAACTTAGGGCATCGACCTTGTGTAGCGTATTCCGAGGAAAAGGATATGTATTATAAGGATGGAGAATGGGTAGCGTCAGATCTTGACGCTACTATCTTACCTCTTAGGGAGATGTTCGAAAAGACATCTGATTTGAAGTTAGGATTGAAGATCGTTTATTTAATAATCAAATTATAATGACCAGCATTGAGGATATTAAAAAACTTCTGGAGAGTAAGTCGTTTACATCAGCTAGAGACCTTGACGAGTTTGAGGAGAAGCAGGATGATAAACAAAACGAGGTTAGACTGAATTGCGAACCTATGGTAGGGATGGTGGAGAAAGAGGGAAAGATCTTCCTTAACTCCGTAAGATTCTCGAAAGCATGGAACTCGTTGGGTAAGGATATTCCTATTAAACAGGGTAATGCCTTCCCATTAGGACAGGGTGATGTCCTTGATATAGACACAGGGGTATGGGCATCGTTCCCGGACAATACCATAGGTGTGTTGATGATGCTGCCGTCGTTTACCGGCGATACGGGACTTACTTTGGTAGGATCACCGTTCGTATCGTCTAATAACGGGAATATCATGATCAGGGTCACTAATGTCCGTAAGGATATGGCTATAGTAGAGAAAGACAAACATATAGCTGAGTTAATTATAGTCGGTAAGATAAATGCCGATATTCGTAAAACTTATAACAGCGAGAAAGATGTTCGGATTGAAGATAGTAAAGAGTAGTTATATAGATACTCTAAATCAGGATCTTGATGAGGCTATTAGCTATTCAAGTAGATTAAAAAGAGATTATGAGGATTCCCGCAAGAAGATAACGGAATTAGAAGAGAAAGTAAGCTATCTTGAAACTCTTTCCAATTCACTTGATATGGATATAGAATCCAAGGATTCTCATATAGTTAAGATGGGGAATGAGCTTAGTAAATCAAGAGAGCTATATAATGAGTCGGTAAAAGAGAAAGAGACTCTTAAACGGGCTTATATGGATATCGAGAAGAAACATAAGCTATCATCCAAATTACTAAGCGAAGCCAGAAGAAGATACATTGAACTTGAGGATCAGATTAAGATCATGTCCGATCGTATCAAGTATCTGGAGAATCATGTCGATCCAGAGGCTTTAGATAACGATGTTTCTGATGAGGTTGTTGTCGATGAGGATAAGATGGATCCTAATTCAGGCCATATCGATATACCGAAAAATGATGATAAGATTACTGAGGTCGTTAATTCCGATACCAGTAATGATACGAATGTCGAGAATAAGAAGAAATCTAAGATACGTAAAAAACCTAAAAAGAATGAATAAGATCTTGTTATTATTAATAACTATCCTTACCTTAGCGGTTGTCGGATGCAGTACGTCAAGAACCTACTATACGGAATATGATACTACTGATATATCTTATGTGGTGGATTCCATAGTGTCTTCCGGGACCTTGATGGGCCAATGGAAGGAGTGGCGGTTTACGCTGGACGATGGCCGGGTCGATAACTTTGGCTTTACCGCCCTGTACGACGTCAAGGGAAAGGCTAGGGGGTCTATACAGGTAAGGCAAAGATCCGATACGTTTAATATCAAGATAATAGATTATCATAAAAAGGATAAGTAATGGAATACGGACTAGGTTACATACCATCACCAGTGGATGACAGGGACGCTATCATGAACATGCAGCACGAGGCTGTTCCTGATGAGTATAAGATCAATAATGTCGATAGCGTAGTGGATCAAGGTTCTTCCCCTATTTGCGCGGCAATAAGCTTGGCTGAGATACTTAATTGGAGAAAGAGTATAAGGGCTATTAAAAGACCGGCTAAGATCTCTCCTTACGATATATATGATCTGAGAGAGGATAAGGATCAGGACGGGATGGTTCTTCGTGACGCTATCAAGTCTATCAAAAACGTAGGCGTAGATGGGGAGAAAATAAACAGTTACGCTAGGATCATAGATCCGGTATCAGCTAAGGTGGCGTTGATGCTGAATGGTCCTCTGGTTATAGGTCTGTATTGCTATAATTATGGTAATCGATTCTGGCAAGGCCAAGGACAGAACTTGGGAGGTCATGCCGTTATCCTCACCGGATGGGACAAGGCCGGCTTCGTCCTACAGAACAGTTGGGGGACGGGATGGGGTAGGTCTGGCGTGGAGACGTTCCCGTTCGAGGATTGGTGCTATATGCTAGAATGTTGGACAATAGTTTCATGATATTACTATATAAACTTCGAGAAATTTCTATCCATATCCTCTTGTGAAAGCCGATGTGGATATATTTTAATTAACTTATATTATAAAATAACTAAATACAATGAGTAGATTTAAAGAAATTGAAGGTTATAACAATGATTATTTTATTACTGAAGACGGAGATGTGATATCTGTCAAAAGAGGTAAGAAAATATTATTAAAGAAACGAGTTAATAGCCGTGGGTATTATTATGTAAATTTGTGCAAAAATGGTAAATACAAATCCATATGTATTCATAGGCTAGTTGGAATTTACTTTGTTGAAAACAATAATGGATTTAATGTGTTAAATCATATAGATGGTAATAAGTTAAATAATAGATATGATAATCTTGAATGGTGTGATTAGGTTCATAATATGAAAGAAGCGTCAAGAATGGGGCTTCTTAAAATAAAAAGAGGAGCTGAATCTAATTTATATAGTGGGAAATTAAATATTGATATATCAAATATGATAAGAAGTATAAGAAGTAATGAAAAGTTATCTTATGATAAGATCGCTAAAATGTTTGATGTATCAAAAGCAACTATAATAAATATATGCAAAAATAGAATATATACATAAAACCATCCTGGCGTATCCCCTCAAGCTTATACCTTGTAGAAAGGGTAGTTGGTCGCACGTGGGTTCAAGCCCCTCCGCCAGGACTACGTTGTTTTTTTGGGGAAAAACTAGCATAGAGTTTTGTCATTAGATTTAGAGTTTAGATTTTGTTTGATGTCCTTGTCCGGGAGGATCGGGACATATGGATCCGAGGATCATTGGATGATTACCATAATATTGGAGATGCTGGTTCGATTCCAGCCGGATTCGCTAAAATATTGTTTTAATATGGATAATGGATATGTAGAGATAATAGATACGACTCATCATAGAGCTAGAAGTAGCGGAGCTGTATATGAACATATAATCGTGGCTGAAAGAAAAATAGGAAGACTTTTGAAGCCGGAAGAAGTCGTTCACCATATCAATAAAATAAGGCATGATAATAGACCTGATAATCTTATGATATTTAGATCTAATGCCGATCATACAAGGTTTCATCATGGAGCTGAGGTTTACTTTGATAAGGAAGGGATAGCGTATTGTAAACCCGTGGAAGTTAAGTATTGCTCGTGCTGCGGTAAGGATTTATGTCATGATACTGAGGGAAGTTTGTGTTTTGATTGTAATAACAAGAAAAGAAGAGAGGATATGTTATCCAAATATGGTGATATAACTAAGGATAAGCTTTTTGAGATGCTTAAAAATGAGTCTTTCCTAAGTGTCGGTAAAAAATTAGGCGTATCTGACAATATGGTAAGGAAAATATGTGATATCTTTGGCATTCCAAGACATGCCTCTTACTACAGAAAATTAAAGGATTGATAATTAGGGGAGTTAATTTAACGGATAGAATTTACGATTCCTAATCGTAGCGTGGATAAGGGTTCGATTCCCCCACTCCCCACATGGTGTTTTCTTAAACATATTCCCGTAGGTCGGTAATTAGCGATAACCGGTAGACAGCCTACGGGAATCAACAAAATCTTACGTGCTTAAGATCGCTTTCAGTTCTATTTTTCGTGTGTAATCTATAGGAGGGTAGCACGACCCTCCTTTTTATAAATACTATTTGCTATGGACATTAATCAGATAAAAAAGTACCTGCCATTAGGATGGGATGTGGTTGATCTAATAGATCACGGCATAATTGATCTTGATATCATGAATGGTAAGATGATGGGTGAGTATGTGGCTGTGTTGATGATAAAATCTTATGATAAGACCAATGGTCATATTCTAACCACTTTCTCGTTCCATGATAAGGATATGGAGAAGTTGAGGATGTTGATAGGTAACGCTATAATGGCGGTAGGATATAGGAATAATCCTCTTACTGGAGATGGGAACACGGCAATCAAATAAAGGCACGGAATACACTGAAAGAGGGATATTGGATATCCTTAACAGACAGTTCTTGGTATCTCCTAGATGGATTATAAACAACTTGTATGTCTATAACTGGGAGTCTGATTATCTGGCTATAACCAGATCCATGTACGCTTATGAGGTTGAGGTGAAGATCTCGTTGGCTGACTATAACAAGGATTTCGAGAAAGAGGGTAAGCACCAAGTAATGCAAGGCTGGTTCGAGGCCCGGAAGCAAGCCCTATACGAGACCGGGGACTGGGTCAGGTACGGCCGCCCCAACTACTTCTACTACTGCGTGCCGGATGGGTTGGTTGATCCTAAGGACATACCTCCGTACGCCGGGCTTGCTTATGTTTGTGGCAGGAATATTAAGAAGGTCAAGGATGCCCCTATCCTGCACCGTGATAAATTTGACCCTGAGGCTTATAAGATGGCGGACAAATTCTACTACAATTGGTGGAATGAGAGACGTAAGGCCAGACAGATAGAAGGGAAGGATATGAAAGACGAGTTCAGGAAAAGCATGAAAAAGGTTAAGGAGAAGATAACAGTCGATGCCAAGATCAAGGCGATGGAGGCGTTCAGGAACGTCTGCGATTACGCCTACTGGCCGTACGGGGGAAGAGGGGTGCCCGGAATGAGACCCAAATGTTCCGCTTGTGGTGAGGAATGTAAATTACAATGCCCGAAAGGGAAGGAATTTAAAAACAAAATAAGATGAGTAAAATTAGAAGTGTATTGGCGAAAGTCATTTCGTTTGCCTCCGATCAACCCATGAGTTATAACGAGGTGTTTGAGTTACTTGATGGTATAGATACGTGCAAGGTCAAGATCTGGCTGGAAGAAGGGGCTAAGATGCCTAAATATGCCCATGAGGATGACGCTTGCATGGATCTGTTCGTTAAGAATATAGAACTTGATGGTGGTAGGATCATATACCATACTGGCGTGCATGTGGCGTTACCTGAGGATTATGAGATGGAGATCCGACCTCGTAGCAGCATCACCAAAACCAAGTCCATTATCCAAAACGCCCCGGGAACTATTGACGAAGGATATAGGGGTGAGATTATGGTAGTATGTAGACGTATAGATCGCTATGGAGATCCTTCTTATTCGGCTGGAGATAAGGTAGCTCAATTGCTTATCCGAAGACGGGAGCGTATCGTATGGGATCAAGTAGAGTCGTTAGAGGATCTTGGAGAATCAGAGAGAGGAAATGGGGGGTTTGGTAGTACTGGGAAGTAATTAATGCCTTATGAGTGGAAGAGTTAAGATAAAGTCCAAGGATAAGGATAAGAAACCTAAGATCGATATATTTAAGGTAATAGAGAACCGGTTCAAGAATATGAACGAGCTTCGGGATCTTATCGACATGGATCCAAGGAAAGGGCTGGTCAGGATCCGGGACGGGGCCGGCTTTAGGGAGGTGGAGCGGGGCGGATGCCTGCACCGGAACTACCTTAATTTGTTGGAGGAGGAGCTGGGAGCGAAGTTGTCAATAGATTTGCTGGATAAGTACGTAAGAAAATAAAGTTTGTGTAATTTATAATAAGATGGATAAAATGTTCGAGAAATTAGATATGGGTAACGTATCTGATGGATATCATACCTTTAACGAGCTATACAGATACCGTATGCTTTACAATGCCGCTTTCTTCAACGAGCTGGCTAAAGGGGATGTAAAGGTCTGTAAGTCACATAAGCATTATGATGGGGAGGAATGCTTCGGTGGAGGATGGTTTATTGTAATGGCCGAACTACCTACAGGTCAGATCTCCAATCATTATGAGAACCGGTATTGGGGGTTATTCAATATCCCTGAACTTGAAACGGCATGGAAGTGGGATGGTCATACGCCTAATGAGGCCGCTGATAGAATAGAATCGTATTTGAAGTCAAATTGATATTAATATCTGCCCTAGGAATTACCTAGGGCAGGTTCGTTTTATATACCGAAGTATCTACCACGATCTGGCTATCCATATCCCCAATCAACTCAATGATCTCATCCCTTATGTCATAAGAAAGCAATATCGGTATTATGGTTAATATAAAAGATAGTATTATCCCGAATCCTATTATGATAATAATATCATCGCACTCTATATCCAACATCGGCATGACAAATATCAACCCGGACATGAATATCATCACGAATAACGCTGATAGTTGTAAATTTCATAAAAATATTCTAAGATATCCTACTCCATTTTAGACGCTTCAACACAACCGGCAACCCGGCTGCTCTGCGTCCGTATAGCCGCATCAACTCCTACGGCTTGTATGTTAATCGCTGCGTTGAGATCCCTGTCGATCTCCAAACCACAATCTTTACAAACAAATGTTCGATCCGATAACTTCAAGTCTTTATTTTTCCAACCACATCTTGAACAGGTTTTCGAGGATGGGTAAAAACGATCTATAACAATCAGTTCTTTACCATACCACCTACACTTGTATTCAAGTTGGTTACGGAACATTGAGAAAGAAGTGTCAGATACAGAACTAGCAAGTTTGTGGTTCTGTAACATACCAGAAACATTTAGATCTTCAATGCAGATAACATCGTAATTATTTACCAACATCGTGGTCAAATTATGCATGTACCATGAACGCTTGTTGGCTATATCACAATGAAGTCTTGATACTTTTAGCCTGCATTTGTTTCTTCGATTACTTCCTAATTTCTTTCTCGACAAATGTCGTTGCATCCTTTTTAACTTCGCTTGGTTCTCACGAAGAAAATGGGGATTCTCAACAGTCATCCCATCGGATAATGTAGCTAATGTCTTGATCCCTAAATCAACTCCAACCGTTTTACCGGTTTTCTGTTTATAACACTGTTCTATTTCAACAAGAACTGATACGAAGTATTGACCAGAACGGTTCTTTGAAACGGTACAGGAGATAAAACGAGCGTTATCCGGTATTTCACGATCGATAACAATCTTAACCCATCCGATCTTTTCGATCCGGATCTTATTGTCAGTGATTTTAAACTTCGGAAATGGCAATCTAAACGACTGGTTGTCGTGTTTATTTTTATAATTCGGTCTACCTAATTTCTCTTTCCTGTTATTGTTGAAGTACTGTCTTGAGAACTCGATAAAGTCTCGTTGCTTCTGCTGTAAAGTAGATGCAGATACTTCATTTAACCAAGGTTTTTCAATAACAAGATCCGACTTTGTCGGGAATTTCGGATTAGGGTTTGTTTCTTTATCGTATGAATTGAATGAGTCAACGCAAGCATTCCATACAATACGGACGCATCCGAACGTTTTTGCAAGAAGTTCTTCCTGTGTTTTGTTCGGATACATACGATATTTATATGAACATCTTATTAGATTCATTATTAATTCGTTTTAATATAAAAATATACAAATAATTCTATTATTTTGCAATGGATTACTATCGATTTTGTGATTATTTAATCATATCTCCTCAACTTTAGTATGGTTTATTATCCTACTGATATGACGGATACTTAATCCCGTCCTGTCCTTTATCTTACCATATACGTAGTTCCTTGATACGACCGTAGCCAAATCACCTAACTCATCCAGTATCTCATTATACATCCTATGGATCTCGTTGTTGCGGATGACCGTACTGTCCCTTACATATATCTTCTCAACATCATCGTCGCAGAAGAAGATCTTAAGCTTATGAAGTATGTCTCTAAACATGATTATCTTTTTGTCCCAAAGACATGAAAATTTGAGGATAAAACCAGAAGGAAGCCAAAAAGAACGGGAGGCGGTGGGAGGACGGGGGGGATGCCCGGAAGGATGGGAGCCAGCCCGTTCCCTTGGATTCAGCGACATGATCTGAGAATAAATCATATATTTGTATGTACAAAATGCATAATAATATGATATTAAATAAAATTAACTCAATGGGGGGGGGGTATTTCCCGTCCTCCATAAAAACAATAGATTATGTTAAGAAGAAGAATGTTAAGTCAAATGCCATTTCCGCCGTCCGGTAACGTGAATGACGCTTATTTTTACGTGGAAGCTCCATGGATAAAAGATCTGTCAAAATATAATATGAATGTGGATGAATCTATGTATATGGATATTGATAAATATAATGGTAAATATGTATTTTCCATGGGAAGAGTAGGAGCCTACAATTCCTATATCAAATTTGATAATGACTCGAATATATTACCATGCCCTCAACCAGATAACGAAATATCCATAGAAGCGTTGCTCTATTTAAATACACAACAGGAAGGAAGATATTATCTATTCGCTCCATATGGAACCCAATCTACTACACAAGACTATTTATGTATAGGTGTTAATGTCTCATCATTTGGGACTAAACTTTTTTATACCAAAGGACGATCTGTAGATATACCAGCATATCAATGGGTACATGTAATGGCGTCGTGGAGAAATGGGTATTTGAAGGAATATATTGGAGGGGTGCTGAGTTATGAGGATGCGACTAATGTGATGTATACACAAAACTATCAAACATATTATTTTAATATAGGAGGATATCCATAAGCCTACGACATGGGACTCCCGGGAATGTTTAGGTATGTAAGGATCTGGAATTATGCTAAGAACTTTGACTTGGATAAATTCGTGCCGGATACTTAACAATGTATTGGGCATAATATCATACAATGGAATACTTAATCAATTAAAGGAATGAGAAACGTGAAAATACGAATATATCATCCTACCCACCCATTCCTTTAATTGGTATAAGTATATAATTATGACTAATTTATATCTCTTATGAACCGAACACGAAAGCTTTCGTACTTATCTCGGTAGTCTACGCATCCACTGGAGAAACTCAAGTACCATCCGGTAACGGACCTGCGCTCTGAACTAGACCAATAACCTTGGATATTATCGAATTCTTGTCCACCAATATCAGATAACGCTTTATTGACGCTATTTAAGTTCATCCATATCAATGACAATTGTGGGCATGATGGGATATACCAATCATTATATCCCTTAGCGTCTTTGCTGGCTAAAAATGCGTTAAGTACACGCCCAATTGTCACATAACCACCATATCCTTCACCTCCTTCAATCACCTCCTTTAGCACTTCGGAATTCGCTTTTCCCTCCCAATCAGACAAAGCCCCACTTGTCCATGAAGAAACATTTTCCGGAATATTGGGAGTACCATTGTATGACCCCGACTCAGGTTTTAAATAACCGATGATATTATTCCCATACAAATTACTATAGTTTGTAATGTCGGTCTGATCCGTACCATATCCACCCCAATAGAACAAATAGCTTTTATTATACCCTGCTGAAGCGTTTTTATAGCTTTGATTAGAATCCTCGTTCTTCTCGATCATGAGCTTATGACCATCACTGACAAGTGCAACAGCGATACATGTGGTATCCGCTTCTGATATCGGTATTAATATACCATTTTTATTCACGGCATAAATACCAGATTTTATGCCTGAATTAAATCTTCTTCTCATCATAATGATACATTTTTATGGAGGATGAAATACCCCCCCCCATACCGTTATTAATTTATTCATTTATAATATATTATGTTTTTATTATGTCGTAAATATAACATAATTAATTATATGTAGGTAATAGGGAGATATGTGGGTATGGATTGGTTATGAGATATGTATGATTACATTAGAATTTAAGTTATGCACAAATATAATGAATTATAGGGATATGCCAAAGGAAGAGGCTGGCGGAAGACCCGATGGGTAGGCTCGGAGGGATGAGGTCTACCCCCTTCCCTTGGTACTACACTATCCTTACCGTTACTCGATAGTTACCATGAGAACTTTTCCCATAGGCATAAGATTCACATCCCGAACAAAGATCAGTTACTACACAATTATCGTTTAATACATAATCACCATCCCAAGTTACATAACTTTCATCTAAAACCTGAGTCTTTAATTCAGGTCTGTAAGTGAAATTAATAATCTTCCCAGGATCGGTTATCACCGTTACAGGAACAAAATTAGTTATCCTATTCCCGTATGTCACCATATTAGCCAACTCGCAATGCATACCCGAATTATATTGATACGTAAGGGTTCCCTCTATAATACCTCCACTTATGCCTAAAATAACATTGTACTCATTTTTCGGATTTAGATATTCTACCTGTCCTCTTATGCTTATAGTTTTTATCTTCTTATCGCGATATATATCAAGATAAGATCCGTTAAAACCACGTTGATATGTATCTCCATCAATATATATATCTACAACGCTAAGACACATATTCTTGTTTATATTAACACGGTAGTGGATCTTACCGGAAGAAGAAGTCCTGCGCCTAAACATACCCCTCCTTATCTGAGGGTTAAAATACCCCCTCCATGTATTTAACTTCTTTATTCATAATATGTTATGTTTTAATTATATCGCAAATATAATAAAATTAATGATATGTGTTAAGTTGTTGGGGAATGATGGATATGCTGGAATGCGCATTACATGTAGAGGTATGCGGGATATGTGGTGGAGGGATGGGGATATGAGGGATATGCGGGATATGCGGGATATGCGGGATATGCGGGACGGACCACCTCTCCGAAATCGGCCCGGCCGGGCTGCCGTTTTTGGACCAGCCCCCCCCAAATCCACGAAGAACGGGAAACAAGAACGGCAAACGATCTGCAAGCCGAAAAAAGAATGCCTATTTTGTATTCAACTTGTTGATTATCAATAATATAAATCAATATTTTAATATATGTTTACATTTGATTAGATTTATTACATATAATCGTCTAATTTTTATTGCAAAATATTTGTTGGACAATAAAACATGTAGTATATTTGCAATGTGAGATAACAATATTAACAAACGAGGCGTGCTAGATGCCTATACAAGTCCCTAGAGCAAGGGCAAATCTAATGACAGGTAAAGATCTTAACAAAGTACAAAACGAGGTAAAAAAAGCAAGTGAGAAAACATTGACAGGTGCCGTCAAAGCTTGGTGCCAGCTATTTAAATCTGGCAAAGAAATCAACGAAATATTGAAGGATAACGATATTAAAGTAGATAAGGCTATTGTGCCCGCTTTGGTTGCTTTGGCAAAGGATAAGGAGGTTGTGATACAACTTTGTAAGGAGATACTTCCACGTGTGGACGAAACCTTTTGCGCCTACAAGGAGATCGAAAGGGTATATCTCGATAAGCAGGATCAGGATAAAAATACAAAATTATCTGAGAATAAGGTGGCAGAAATATCGATAACGGGCAAAGCTCATAAACGATTTGGATATAACGAGCCAATAGAATACGATGGTGGTGTATACTATGATGTGTTTAACGGCATTGACAAACGTATTGTAAAGTGCGCCGTTCCTATCAAACGTTATACGTTTAATCTCATTGCAAAGTGCGTTACCTACTATTTAACGCACCCTAAAAATGTTCAATAAAACGATTTGCTCCCTATTTAATTACATAGGGGGCGTTATGGTGGCATACCTATGCGTTCTCGTCGCGCCACTGATTTAGACTAAATAGGTAAGATATTTAACATATTGATATAAGCATACACAAGTGGGTAGGAGTATAGCCGTTGGTGTTCGATAGCTTGTGTAAATAGGCCGCCGCTTAACAATGTGGTTTAGGTTCGTATCCGGTCGTGATAAGAACCGTTATTCTTTGGGCTTGTATCAAGACGGGTTAATACGTCCGGTTCCCGGATAGGCCGTGTAAAACACGGGGTATATTGGTGTATATACGCATATATAGGGCGTATGTTAGTGCGTTGTGAGAGTAACACGCATTGAGTGTATTACGGTGTTATTTCCGTGCTAATGTATCAATACGACGTATGTTAGGGTTGCTTAAATACCTAACATGTGTACGGATAGTAAATAACAACCCTTACGAGGGTATTTCGTGCGGTTAAATTGACGGACGAGGTACGCCTTGTCGGTACGTATCACGGATGGCGTATGTACGTATTTGGCTTCGTTCGTTCGGGGCAAAGGGACAAATCTAAAGGAAATATGGAGGGAGTGGTGTGTCCGGCTGGATGTATTGATAACGGCGGCCGTGTCGTCCCAGACCTCCCGTTTCTTATTGGTGTCATTTAAAACAAATAAATTATGTATAGGAGAAAATTTGACAATCTGAATAGAAAGCTAGCACTTAAAAAGGAAAAGGCTTTAAACGCTGCAAGAAAGTCTCAAATTGAGTTCTACGTTGAGCTTACCAAAGAGCTATACAAGTCTAATAAATTAGATTGCAGTAGGGAGTCGGATAAGTGCAGGCGTAAGCGTGTTAGTTACATGGCAAATAAATTGAGGCAGTAGTCGTTTGTTTTTATTTGATTTTAAAGTTTGTGCCCTTTCGTACTGTAGTGATATAGGACGAAAGGGCTTTTTTGTGCCTATATTTTACAAAATGATAGAATGTGTATATATTTTGCTTACACATAAAAGTGTTAAGGCGGTAAATTTTAAGCCTTGACCGAAAATATGTAAGTAAAATGCTTTATTATGTATCATTTTGTATATATCTATATCCATACAGACGGGTATATTGTGCCCTTATGTATGGTTTCGTGCGTGAATCGATCCTAAAAGGTATATAATAGGCGGTACTTATTGTATATTTTTTATTTATGTTTGGGCTTATCTTTCTTTAGAGGAAGCTCTAGGGATTGATGTATATTATGTTATTGATACTCAATTGATTATATTATTTGTGTGTAATTTTAAAATCGTGGTTACTTATTGTATATTTTATGGGATTAGTTATATATTTCGTACTTACTTTGTTTTGTGGGTACATGGCGTTTGAGTTGGGGCGGTATGTTATAGCTACGGGCGACGCCCTGCCTTTAATCATAGTTCTTTTATTGGTTTTATTATCAATACATTGTATTAGGCAAGTATATAAGGCAATCAAGAGCAAAGACCTCGATATCCTAGACTGAACGGGCGTTCCACGTGGAACAATCGGGAGGAAGGTCTCGGGTTTTATGCTGGGAGTTGATGGGGTTGGTTTGTTTTGCGGGAGGGGACACCTCCAAACAAGGGAAATCAAGAGGAGTCAAGAGGAGTCAAGAGGAGTCAAGGGAGTCAAGGGGAGTCAAGGGGAATCAAGGGGAGTCAAGGGGAGTCAAGGGAAATCAAGAGGAGTCAAGGGAAATCAAGAGGAGTCAAGGGTAGTCAAGGGTAGTCAAGGGGATCAATGTGAACCGAGGAAAAACGAGATGAAATAAGGGATCCCGGGAAACAATAGGGAAGGGGAACAAGGGTATCTTTATAGTAAGGGAATCTTATGTGTATGAAGGTATGTCTATGTATGGGTGTATGTGTTTCTTTGGGTGATGGAGGGAGTGTAGGAAGCCAAGGGAAACGGGCGGCGGCGATGGCGTGGGGTTAGCCCCGCTGGTCGTCCGTTCCATGTTTCCCTTGGCGGTAGTGTAATATTAAAAATCTGATTGTGATATGACAAAAGAGGAGGCGAAAGAAAGGTTCGGTGACAATATAATAAACAAACTATTGTCGCTTGGTGCTGAACCGACAAATGTATATCGGGATGATGATATTGTGGAATGGTGCAGTGATGGATGCATAAAAGTGGGCGATATTGAAGTATGGGCTTACTATTACTTTTATGAAGGAGAGAACCCTGATTTATGTAATTGGGAGGATCGCATGGAGATAAAGGTAGAGGAATGTTGGATTTAAAATTGACTGATATGAGATTCATGTATTTAACGGAGCTTAGAGGAAAGGATATATGCGTAGGCGACAAAAAGTGCAAGAGGGTAAAAATATATGTAGGCAGGCCGTTGGCGGATACGCCTAAAACCTATAAACGAATAGGTGGATTTGTAGCAAAAGAACTATCCAACGCTTATAACAGCGGTTGTGTTACCATCTATGAAGCAAAGGATAAAACGCTCAGATATTCGGTTTATCGAGACGGTTGTTTTTATCCTTATTACGGGAAGTCGGAAATAATAGAATAGTGGTATGGGGACGGAAGAAAATGAATGTGAAAGCTCGAATGTTTAAGAATAATAGACAGGTTATGCTATATCTGGATATTAAGGGGACATCGGATTTAGATTGTCCTTATATAGATATTGACACGGGGTGGGTTAACAGGATTTTCAAACATTTACCGGAAAAAGCGTGGGATAATACCATCATAAACATGAATATATGTGTTGAGTACGGGACCGGTGATCTATGGTATTCCAGAGTGAGGACATTTGAAGGAAGCTGTTGTGCGGAATATATTCTTACATCTAGAAAACCTAGGAAGAATAACCGGAGAGAGCTTGTGAATAATCCCGAAGATCAATTATCGGATTTTGATACGGTAAGGGAGACTGTATTTGGGATGAAGAAAGAATTAAACATTGATGAGAGTATTAATGTGAAATTCGATTATGAGATTATTGGAGGAAGTTAATACCACCAAGGGGAATGCGGGCGGCTGCGGGGAGGCTGGACAGGCCTTGTCGCCAGCGCCGTCCTTTTTCCCTTGGCAACAATAGAAATAAATATGGACGAAATAGAATTACTAAGATTACAAGATGAAGCGCTATCTTACCTTCGTGATAATATTACAAAGGATGAGGCGTATTATATCCTTACGACCGATAAGGATATGATAGAGATTCTTATAGCTAATAAGAAGGACGGGAGCAAACGTATCAAGATTCTTGATATGGAATATACTATCGAGAAGGATGATATGTTATTGTTATTCGATACAGATGGGATAATAGACGAATGTCTTTTGGTTGCCAGCTACATAGGGGTAAATATGTATTTTCGCAGGCAAGATGTCAACGCTATTTTGAATAACATCAATAGAGAGAAAGTTATGGAATATCCTTACATAGCTATTCAGTTAGATAATATACGAACTATAGAAAAACGTAGGGTTATTTTTGAAATCA